GTTGCATACTTTGAAGAAGATACAATGGATTATGGCTATCAAGAAGAACAATTTGATTATGGTTACGAAGAAGAGTATGACATGTATGACACTTATGAAGAGCCAGAAATATTTGAAGAGTATATCTTTGAACCTGAGTATGATACTTTTGAAGAACCTGAATTTGTTTTTGACGAACCAGAATCTTTTGAACCTGTACAACAATATGAAGAAGTTGTAGAACCTTTTGAAGTTCTGCCTGAAGAAGAAGTTTTTCTACCGGTTGAAAATTTAATGGTTGAAGAGTTTGTATTTCAAGAAACATTTATTGCAGAAAGGGAGGAGTGGTTTGAGGAAGAGACAACTGTGGAAGAAGAACTTGCGTATGCAGAAGAGCCGGAAGAAGAACTTATTGAAGAACTCATTGAAGAAGAAGAAGTTATAGAAGAAATAATAGAAGAAGAGGTTGTTGTTGGTGCTGTACTACCAGAGGAAAAGAGTTCAATAAGTAGAGAAATGGCACTGAATGTTGTCTCCTCTACTCTAAGCACAGCTAAGTCTAGTGTTAGTGGGACTACATCAGGAAACTCTATACACGCTACAGGTGGAACGACAGGAGCTTCTAGCGTATCATCGTCTAGTTCTGGTGGCGGTGTAAGTACTAGTAATTCACCTAGTATATCAGAACAATTTGCATCTTCTACTGCACAAAACAATCAAGTGTTAGATATGAGTGCTAGTGTTACAAGCTCTACAAGTGTAGAAGCTGAGACAGTTGAGACAGTTAGTGTCGCAGTTGATACAACCACTACTCAAACTTTACAAAGTCAAATAGATGTATCAGTCACTACAAATTCATCAGCCACAGAAGCTGAACAAACTGTAGCCAATGTCATAGCCCAAAACTTACAAGCTGCTCAAGATGATGTTGAAGCTAAACAAGAAGAGACGGGTGAGTATGGGTCAGAAAATACTATCATAGCTTACATGGGCTTTGTTCCTAACTTTAATAACTATAGGTTAGTTACATTACCCGACCAAGAAACATGGTACGAGTCTACAGATATCTATGCCAACAATATGTTGTCAGATAACATCGAAGGCTTTTATCAAATGGCAGGTCAGAGTTTAGAAACACTGATTGAAATGAAAGAACTACAACCAAAATTATAGGAGAACATTATGGATTGGTTACAAAATAAAACAACACAGTTTATTGCATTGATGGGTATCATTGGAACTCTTGCAGGGTTTGGATACACAGGTGCAACCTATGTCAATAGGATTGAAAACTTAGAAGCTAAAGCTAGACAAGCTAAAGAAACTGATGATGGTTTAGGTGAGATTGAAAAAAGAATAGAAGCGTTAGAAACTTCTGTGTCTTACATGAACAAGACGATTGATGAAACTATTTTAATTAAGATTGATAATCAGTCTAACAAAGTCGAAGCCATCAAGTCTGATATATCAGGTATGAAAGCTGATATCGAAAGTGTTAAGACTGATATTAAAATATTTAAGGAAGAAAATAAAAATCCTTTAGCTGGATAATTACTTTAAAACATTTAATTCTCTTTGAAAGTAGTTATGTAAGTCAGAAAGTTTATACTTTCCGTTTCTTAATATAGATTTAATTACATCTCTCTCGTCTAGTGGAAATATTTCATCCACCATTTCGAGGGGTAACGTACTAAATTCAGTTACTATTTTATTATCTCGTGTCAACAAAACTTTAAAGCTTACTAAGTTTGCTTCATTTTTATTAACCATTATTACTCTCCAATTTTGAAAAAGTTATTTTATCTTGTCTACCTCTTAACCCGGCCTTCATATAAGAAGTTGCCCGGCCCTCAAAAAAGTTTTGATGCTCTACACCCATTACTTCGTCTATCCATTCTAAAGGATTCTCACGTTGGTCATAATTTGTTTTAAGACCGAGCTGTAACAATCTTCTATCAGCTATGTATCTGTTGTAAGCATACATATCTTTTTTTGTTAGACCCTCAAGGTCTCCCATTTCAAAAACTAAATCCAAGAATTTATCTTCTAACTCTACCATTTCTCTACAAATTTGGTAGAGTTCTCCTTTAAAATCATCGGTCCATATTTCTATGTTTTCTTTAATAAACTCTCTGAACAATTTAGTCATGGCTTCAACGTGCATAGACTCATCTTTAATTGAATAGGTAACTATCTGTCCCATACCTTTCATCTTGCCGAACCTTGGAAAGTTTAACAAGATTGCAAAGCTTGAGAACAACTGTAGTCCTTCTGTAAAAGCTGAATAGACTGCTAAAGTTTTTGCAATAGTTTTTTTATCAGACTTAAGAGGTTTGAAATCTCCAACATAATCATGTTTGTTAGCCATTTCTTCATACTCTGAGAAAGCTTTATACTCTATCTCAGGCATACCAACTGTATCAAGAAGCAAACTATAAGCATCTTGATGTATTGATTCCATGTTAGCAAAAGAACTCATCATCATTCTTGCTTCAGGTTTTTTAAACAAAGGCATGTACTTGTCAATATAACCTGCACCCACATCAACATCTGATTGAGTAAACAATCTGAATATTTGTGTCAATAAATGTCGTTCTGAATCTGTAATATCTTGCCAATCTTTTACATCTGTATGTAACGGTGTTGACTCTGGCATCCAGTGCATTTGATTTTGTAACTTGTAATACTCGTACATCCATGGGTATTCAAAAGGTTTGTAGTAGTCTCTTGGGTGTAGTAAGCTCATATGTTCTCCTTGTTAAATTTCTTAACTAAATATTTAAAATTTTCAATTACGTATCCTGCGTAATCTTTTGTTTTTGCGAATGGATTATTATTTTCATCACAATAATCTAACCACATCCTACTTGTAAAGCCAGAAAACTTCTGACTAAACACCTTATCAAATTCTGATTGTTTCATTTATCCCTCACAAGCGATACATTCAGCATCATCTAATTTAATACGTTGAACTTTAAGATTTACATTTTCTACACTACGAGCAGCGTTAGACCGGAAGTAGTATAAAGATTTAAGTTTGTTCATCCCATACCAATGAACATCACTAACGTACTGCATGTATTCATCATGAACTTCTTGTGACTCAGTTGCACTTGGAAGTGTAAAAAAAAGATTAACAGACTGCGATTGACATATAAACTCTTGACGTTTAGCTGCATGTTCTACAATCCATATCTGGTCTATCTCATTAGCAGTCTTAAATATTTCTTTTTCATCAAGTGTTAAGATATCAAGATGCTGTACTGAACCTTCATGAGCTGCAATGTCTTTCCAAACATCTACCAACTCTTGTTTTTTTATTCCTTTATCTTGCAGTAACTCTTCTAAGTATTTATTTTTAACTTGGAAAGAACCACTGAGAGTTTTGTGCGTATAAACGTTAGCACGATAGGGCTCAATCGAAGGAGATGTCCCACCACAAATAATACTAGAAGAAGCGTTAGGTGCAACAGCGAGTAAATGAGCATTACGAGAGCCACTACCGTTGATATCAGGTGACTCACCACGTTCATCAGCAAGTCGTCTAGTTGCTTCCACTGCGTGTTTTTTAATGTGTTTAAAAGCTTTGTAATTAAACCCTGTAGCATAGATACCTTCAAAAGGTATGTTGCGTGATTGGAGATACGCATGGAAGCCCATCGCACCGAGACCCAACGACCTTTCTCTGTAAGCAGAGTAGGCAGATTTAGTAAAACTTTTTTTACCTTCTTTAATATTTTTTTTGAACCTTTTAAAATTTGCATTGTATTCTCCTAAATTATCTGTATCAATAGCGTTATCAATGTAGTGTTGAAGTACATTATCTAACATGGTTATTAAATCATCTATAAACATTGGATTCTCTGACCAATCATCAAAGTGTTCTAAGTTTACTGAAGATAAACAACATACTGCTGTTCTTTCTTCGTTTGTAGGAAGAGTAATCTCAGAACAAAGATTGCTCTGCTTGATTTCCAAACCTAAATCTTTTTGGTTCTTAGGTAAAGCTTCATTACATGTATCTATATTAACCATGTAAGGTTCACCTGTTTCTGCCCTAGCGTTTAATATTTGCCACCATAAGTCTCTAGCTTTTACTATCTTAACAGCTTCATTAGTTTTAGGGTCTATCAATCTAAAGTCTGCATCTTCTTCAACAGCTTTTAAAAACTCATTGGTAATGTTGATACCGTTGTGAAGATTAAGATTCTTTCGATTGATATCACCACCAGATTCTTTACGCATGTTAATAAACTCTTCAATCTCCGGATGAGAAATATCTGTATACGCTGCATAACTACCACGTCTTGTTGTTCCTTGATTAAAGGCTAACATTTCTGCATCAACGACATGCATAAAAGGAATAGAGCCTGTAGATTTACTTCCTCTAGAAGTAGAAATACCATTACTTCTAATATCTCCCCAATATCCACCAATGCCACCACCAGAACTTGCGAGGTTTGCGTTTTCTTTAAAGTGGTCAGTTAACTCATCAATTGAATCTCCAACATAATTTAAAAAACAACTAATAGGAAGACCTCTTGTTGTTCCTCCGTTAGAAAGTATCGGTGTTGAGAACATAAACCAAAGGTTAGAAGCATAGTGATACAATCTTTGAGCTAATTCAAAATCTGTATACCCTTTGTAAGTTGCTCCGAAGACTGCTGCTCTAGCAAATGCTTCTTGTGCATGTGTTTCTTTATCCCATAAGTATCTATCTTTTACTGTATCAAGACTAAACTTATCTAGTAGAGTTTCATTACTGTAATTAATTTTAATACCGAGGTATTCTTTAATTCCTGTTTTATTTTCAATCATTGTTTGTTTCCATGTCGTGTATGTTTAACATAATTATACCATAGTGTAATATTTTTAATATATCTTTTCTGTTCTTTCCTTCTTTATTTCCGTAGCGTTTAGCGTACTTCATAATATTTCCAATACAAAAACCTTCCCCATGTCCAGAGTCAACAATTATATCTGTTGCTTGGTATTTATCAGAAGCATAGTGTTCATTATATGTACCATCAATGTATGCTTTAAGTTCTTGTAGTATATGTCCTTCGTTAAATTTATAGCTCATCACTTCTCCAATCATCCGGTAGTGTATCTTCACTGTACCATCTAAAATTATTTGTTTCAGCCCACTCAGCATGGGTTCGTTTTGTTCCATCCTTTCTTACCTTGGCTCCTGGCATAGGAGAGAAAGGCTTTTGAAATAAGAAGACTAACTCCATATGTTCTGGTAAAGCTTTTCTAATCCAAAAATATTTACTATACTCAGCGTGGTCCCAGAACCGGCCTTTAGCTTCTATTAAAATAGTTTTATCTTGAAATGTTTTAACAAAATCTACTTCATATTTTTTGTCAATAATATATTTGATAGCTTCAAAGTGATGTGCCCAATCTTTTAAAATTGTTTGGTGTATATTATATTCCCATGTACTATCATAGCCTTTAGGAACATTAACCTTTTTAGGTCTAGGTTTTCTTGGCACTCTCTTAGGCATTAGTGAACTACCCTATCTAGTTTGTCTTCAACATGTGCAGCTAACAAGGTTGATAAGTCTTGTATTGTTTGGTTATCAAAACCATCTAGTGATTCACCTTCTTCTTTTAATACTTCACCCATAGCTATGATTGCTTTTTCTAAATCAGATTTCATTTGTTAAGTCCTTGACAGTTATGTCGTTTAAGTTTTTAGTTTTAATTAATTTTTTAATTTTTTGAATAATCCATTTCAAAGAAAATGATGATAACATAAATTTACCATTGGCAAAAACATGTGTTTCTTTTGGAACTAAATCATAAGCTTGTTGTAATGTAAGTTTGTTTGCTTCTTCTTCTGGAATTAAAGTCTTAACCCAATCAACTAACAAGACTAAAGATTTTTTTCTAATTGCTTTTGCTTTTCTACCATTCATAGTATCTCCTGAACATTTGGAACTTTTTGTACATCAGTAAAGTAAACTGGACCTTTAGCATATTCAAAAACTCGTAAGCCTTGACCATCGTTTGATTCTTTATGACACTCATGTTTGTAAGGACACCAATTACATTCTCTTGCAAGTTTCATATTACCACTCTTACCTTCTGGAACGGGGTCATAACAAAAGATAGGTGGTGTTTTTCTTTTAATAATTTTCTTGACTGTTTTAATTTTATCTTTGATGTTAGGTTTATCTAACTCTTCTGGTTTAAATAAAGTTAGCTCTCCGGATTCTTTGTTTAAAACTAAGAACCCACCTTTAGATGTTTGTTCTGCTTCTTCATACCCAGCAAGTTGTGCTAAGTATCCAAAGGTATCTGACTCTACAAGCGTACCATCTTTAAACTTTTTAAAAGCAAATCCAGAAGCAGTCTTTACGTCTACTACTTCACCATCTATCTTACAATCCATGTGACCTTTGATACCACTAACTGATACTTCTTTTTGTTGTGAGTCTAACTTATGCCCAGATAGTTTAACAAAAAATAAAACCAATACTTCTAATAGGTGTCCATATAAAAACTTAATCAAAGTACTAGGTTCAAACTCAGTGATTCCTTCTTTCTTTAAGTTCATGTCATACCACAACTGTCGTTGAGGTTTACCGATGTTAGACATACGAAGAGTATTAACATTAATTTTATCTGCACCCCGTGGTGTTGCCCATTGTTTTAAGGCATCAGCCATGTCTTCACCAAATACTTTTAAGTCTTTATCAGTTAGTTTTATATCCTGGCCTTTGGTTAAGGCTGAGATAGTAGAGTAAATATCTTCTACAACTGTATCAACTGTTTTCTTTTTTGCCATCTTCAAACTCCTTAAAAGCTTTAATCACATCAGATGAAAAAAGCTTTTGTAAATTAACTAAGTACATTTGACTTGCGTTATGGTCTCCACCAGATACAGTTCTAAATGTATCAAGTTTATCAACAATAGTTCTAAGAACATCAGTCTTAAAAACAAGTGTACAATATTCATTGTCTCCAATACAAAGATTATGAAACCAATAATCTGATTCAGTTGCTTTGATACCAGAAGGTTTACCATAGCTTTGATATTCAATTGCTATGTTACCCGTCTTCATCCACATACCACGTTCAGATTTAACTTCTACCTTTTTATTGGTAAGCATTTCTGCTACTTTATCTTCTCTGATTGTACCATACTCTAAGTCTATATCAAACTTCTTTCTGTTTTCTTTACTTGGTTTCATTTGAATTTCCTTTTAAAAATCTTGTAAAAAAATCATCTATACCTTTTGAATAATAATGTTCTTTTGGGTAACCACTACTTTCTGGTATATAAGGAGCCCACCTACCTGTGGTATAATAGTATGAGTACATATTATCATTATAAAAAACTCTTAACATTTTTGTTCTTGTTTCTTCAAAGTAAACATTTTTTTTTAATAAATAATCTTTTACTTCTTCTAATTTTTCTTCTGTGTAATGTTTAAAAATTACTTTTCCTTTAGAATTAACTCTATCAAATTTCCAATTGTATTCTTTAGTGGGTTTCACTCCAATTTTCTCCTATCTTGTATTCACCATCCATAGGACAACGAAGTTGTAAATGTTCACCCGCTTTGACAAGACTATCAACAGCAAGTTGACCTGTAAATTCTGCTTGAGATTCTTTGACTTCTATCTGCCATTCATCATGAATGTTAGCAACAAATCTATAATCAATCGTGTTTAGTTTTAAAAGTTTGTCAAGTAAAACTAAGCCTTGTTTCATGAGTATAGAGCCACCACCTTGTAGTAAAGTATTAAGGGCTGCGTGTTGATGTCTTAAAAATATCTTCCGGCCATCTAACCCTTTGAGGAAACCTTTTCTTGCTGCTCTTTCAATGCGTCCTTTAAGAGTTTTAAATGCAGGGTTACCACTAAGAAAGCGTTCTCGCAATCTCTTACCTTCGTCTCTGTTTCCTTCAACAACGCTTCCAATCTTTTCATCTCCGGCTCCGTAAATGAGGGCATAGATGAAAGTTTTTGCCTGGTCTCTTGATTCAAGTCCTGCAAGGTTTTGGTTAGTCGTGTGAATGTCTCCATTAATGATTTCATTTATATACTCCTCGTCAGCCATGTAGTGTGCTAACATTCTTAATTCTAATTGACTTGCATCTACACCTACAAGTTTATATCCACTTGGTACAGTCCAACAAGACCTACACTCTTTACCGTAAGGACTGTAAACAGCAGGTACTTGAGCCATGTTAGGACTTCTATGTGACATGCGACCAGTAATTGTACCTAATGTTATAACACTAGCATGTACTCGACCATCTTCTTTACCAGTTAGTTCAACAGCATCTATCCAAGATTCAACTTGAGCTGCTCTTTTCTGTAGTAATAAATACTCAGCAATTAAATTAGCTTCTGGGATATGAGTTATTAGTTTTAATGTACCCTCATCTACAATAGGTTGACCTGTTGGAGTAAAGCGTTTAGGTTTCCATCCAAAGTCTTTTAAGTACTCTCCTATTTGTTGACGTGAACCTAAGTTAAACTCTTTTAATTCTTTTCTCATGAAAGGAGTAAGGTCTTTTGTTTTAACTCGTTCTTCGTATTCTATATTAGATAGGCCAGATTTAGAAAGCTCACCATCTTTTTTAAGTTTAGGTTGTACTTCTTTAACATCGACCCACTTAGGTTTAAATGTTCTGTGTACTTCCTCTTCAACTTCTTTTCTTCTTTTGTTTAAAGAACTAAGTAAAAAGGTTGCTGACTTTTCATCAAAGTAAAAACCATTAACATGTTGGTCAGCAATTACTTTAGCAACAGAATGTTCAAGCTCAATGCATTGTTTAGAAAATCCAGGGCTTTCTTTTCTTAGTGCTGCAAGAACTTTTTTATTTATAACAGTATCTACTTGACATCTCTTTAACATCTCCGGACTATACTGAGTCCAATCTGTATGCTCTACTTTTTGTACACCACCTAAACGATAACCCCATGCTTCAATACCATGACCTCCCTCTCTAGTGGGGTGGAAAAGTCTTGACAGGGTCAAGGTATCAAGAGCTTCTGTATGTTCATACAGGTCCACCCCTTTAAGTTTCTTAATAGCTGGTATATCAAAACCAATAATATTATGACCAATTATTTTATCAGCTTCAGCTAAAAATTTAATACCCTCATCAATTTGATGGGGTTCAAATGAATATACATTGTCATTCTCGTCTATAGCAACAATACAAAAGATAGTTGTAGCTGCAGGTCTTATAATTTCAATGTTCTTTTTAGCTTCTTCATCCCAAACTTTTTCTTTGAAATCAAAAAGCAATCCATTTGTTTCTATATCAAAAACTAATTCCATAAATATTCCTAGAAAGGCAGTAAGGTTTCTTCCTCATTGCTCATTAACTCTTCATCAGAGTATTCAGTTAAACGACCAGAGTCTTTATCATACACTAAAGATGTAGCCATTCCTACATCACCTGTATATCTTGACTTAAGTATACGAAGTTTTGTTGTCCTCGCTTCTAAATCATCATCGGATTGTTGGTTTCTTTCAAGTGCAATAACACAATCAGACAACTGTCCTATACTGTTAGACCCACGAAGATGAGAGAGACTTACTTCAACTCCGTTTTCGTGACCTTTGTTTCCATCAACTCTTCTCAAGTGAGATACTAATATTAATCCAGCCCCGGTTTCTTCAACTAAACTTCTCAGTCTAGTCATAATATTATCAATGGCTCTTCTTTCATCTCCTTCTGCTAATGCACTGACTAACATATGAAGATGGTCAACAACTACCCACTTACAATCACATCCTACAATAAGATATCTAAGCTTGGCAAAGATATCATCTATCTCATTTGTTCCAAAGTGAGCATGGATAAATACTTTGTCATTAGAAAATATCTTATCAAACATATCCATGATAGTTTCTTTATCAAACTTATCTCTCTCTTGGTCTACGTATAATCTAGCGTTAGCTTCAATAGAAAGGATACCATCAACTGTGCGTTTCCAATCTTCTTCTAATGCTATGATACCTACATTATCATCAGTGTTTTTAACTAGCCAATGCTCAAGCTCTCTAGTAATACTAGACTTACCAAGACCCGTTCCACCCGTTAAAGTTACGAGCTCTCCTTGTCTCAAGCCATACAGTTTTTTATTTAAACCTTCCCAAGGATAGGGAATGCTTTCTTTTCTTTCACGATTAAGAAACTCAGATTGTTTTTCTGATACACGAATGATACCACTAGGAGTATAAACCTTTGCATCCCACCAAGAACTAGTAAACTCTTTGAAGAGTCCCTTGTTCAACATATCGTTAGCATCTTTATAACCATTAGGTAAAGTTACTATCTTGGCTTTACCGGGTTTTAATATTGTGGCAACTTTCTTAGCAGCTTCTTGTCCCGGTTTGTCTTTATCAAAACAAAGCACAACATTATCAAAGCTTTCTACATACTCAAGGTTTTCTTTAATATCTTTGACTGCTGCTGCTGCACCTCTAACAACGGATACGACAGCCCACTTACTACCAAGTAGTTCATAGGCTGCCATAGCATCGCACTCTCCCTCCGTTATGGTAAGATACTTACCTCCCTCTTTGAATAACTGTTGACCGAAAAGTCCAACACCATTAGGTGATACATCAAAAGAAAATTTCTTATCCCTGACGTATCGAATTTTGTTAGACGTAAGCTCATTGTTAATATATAAAGGATATATATGTTGAGCTAACGTACCATTAGAATCATAGACAACTTTGACACCATACTTTTCAGCAGTCTCCTTTGCTATGTTTCTATCTGTTAATTTTGCGAACACACCACCATGTGCATTCAATTCTTTTATTGTTTCTTTCATCCTTGTTTTTACCTGGCTTGATTTAAATGTAGATTGTTTATCAATACTAGGAAAGAACTTATGACAACTAAAACACTTACCAGACCCATCCTCGTTGAGTGAGAGAGCATCGCTACTACCACATGAAGGACAAGGCTGATGATACTTTACAAATTTTAAATTGTTTTCCATGTTTGACCCAAAAAAAAGCTAGGCACAGAACTTAATCTGTGTCCTAGCATAGTTAGAATTAAGAAGACTTAGACTTAGATGGTTTCTTACCACCTTCCCAAGCTTCGTTTACATCAGGAGTTGAAGGGTCGTCTGCAATAAAGTGCCCCTTCTCATCTCGTGCTCTTGTAGGTTCTACCAAAGCTTCGTCTCTTGGTTTGAGAACTTCACCCAATCTAGTTTCAAAAGTATTAACTAGAATTTGAGAACCTTCTAAACATAATCTATGATGATTAATCTTAGCAATTAAAACATTAGTTTCTAATTTGATTTTTTCATCACTAATATTGTCTATCTCATAGACATTGTCTTGGATAGTAATTTGCATTAGAACTCCTCGCCACCTTCGATAGAATCAAACTCATCTCCGTCTCCGGCTTTGTAAGAGACTAATTCTTCTACTTGCATAGCTTGAAAGTCCAGGCCCTTAAAAGTTCCAAACTTATTAGTGGCTTCCCACTCATTGTATTGAACTCTAACCTTAGAACCATTCCCAACGTTTTCATCCATTGGAACTTTATCAGCATCCATTAGTAATGGTGCTTTACGAACCATTCCATTTGGACCATTGACTTTTCTTTTAAAGTTAATAGACCGACCAACAACTTCATCATTGACTGTCAGTTCTTTAACCCTGAAGCCACGACTTTCAAAGTCATTTGCCACCTCATCACTTACTACTAAGTCCACTGTATAACAGGGTTCGAACTTGGTATTAGGTGTTCTTACACTAGCCCAATAGGCTATTCCTTGTTGTATTGCCATTTATTTTCTCCTATGGTTTGGCATTATTGCATTAGTTATTATACACTTGCTGACTAAAAAGTCAACCCCTTTCGTTGAATAAATCAACAAAACTTATTACATCATTGGATGGTAATGTGACTGTAAAATTATCCTTTCCTGGATTATAATTTACTTCATAACCAACCTTCTCTGAATACATATCTTCATAGTTATCGTTAGTAAAATCTGTAAAGATTCTGTACTCATCACGAGTTAAAACTCTTGTTTCGCTTTCTGTGTTCATATAAACATACACGTCATTCTCCTTAAATATTTATTGTAAATGGTAGAGTACAACCTTGTACAGTTATCTCTCCTGGAAATTCTAACTCAGAAATATATTTATCAACTGCTCGTTTTAATTTGCTTGGAACTGCACCATCGTACCTTGTGTTTGTACTTTGGCCAGAGATAACATCATAAATAACAGTAAAAGATATTTTTCTGTTGATTGTAATTCGAGAAAGATAAGAATCAAAACTCCTTGTTGCCTTTGGTTTAGGACAAGGAACAACTTCAAGTTCTTTTGTTTCAGGCTGCCCAACTATTTGAGTTCCGGTTAGTACACCTAGTCCCCCATTAACTCCAATGTCTTCTGTTGGTTCAGGTTCAATAAACTTTTCTATAACAACAGTAGCTATGGGTGGTTTGTTTAACTTTTCATCTAACTCATTTAAAATACGATAAATTTCTGAGTTTGTTTCATCCATAGAATCTAATCTATTTGATAGCTCAACTAAAGAATTTCTATAGCTCTCTCTAGTAGATTCTATTAACTCTGCTTGTCTACCTACGCTTTGAAACTCTTCGCTGAGAGACAAAAAAGATTTGTTTAATCTAGTAAGTCCGGACTTGTTTTCAGATATATTATCTGTAGTTATATTTACTATGTTAAACATTGCCACTATCATAGCAATTAACACAGCCCCTATTATGATATTAAATTTCATTTTACGCTACCTCCTTAGTAGTCCACCATGTAGGTTTAGCTCTGTTCTGTTCCCACTTGGCATAGTGTTTTTCGTTAATCACATATCTACGATATGCAACAGTTGGGTCTTCATGTTTGTACTCGTCAGGCATAGCTTGAGCAACAGTAGTCATGTCTCCTATCTCAATGTTCTGAGGTAGTGTCATAAGAGGGCCAGAGAGTTTGTCAAAACTCAAATGACTTCTTCCATATCTACTGCTGTATTCAATACACAATGCCACAAAGTGACGATACAACCACGAATAGTTTGAGCTAGATTCTCTTGCCCAAATAGTACAAGGATGATTCCAATAGGCTCTTTTGTAAAGACCATGTTTGTCAGCGTACTCATCACCATCTAGCTCTCGGTGTGCAGTACACAACATCTGTGCTGTTTCCAGGGGCATTTTAACTAACATCTTATCAGGTTGTGCTCGTGCTGATTCAACCGGACAATCATCAAAATAAAATATGTTCATAGGTTCTCCTCAATATTAAATGCTTCATCAAGATGATAAAGTAAATCTGCGATTGCATGAACCTCTCGTATATCTATACCACCATATTCAAACAAACTGTTTACTCCTTGTTTAGATTTACGATAGTTGTTTTTAATCCACGTTAAATTTCTTTCAGGAACTTTAACTGTTATTACTTTTTCTTTTATACTCATTTACCTTGACCTCGATATTTTTTGAAGTTGCTTTTTTTGTTTTTGTTCATGGTAGAGAAAGCAACATTACCTCTACCTTGACTTGTCTTTTTGCCTCTGCCTTGTGTAGCAGATACATGAGCAGATTTATTCCACGTCTTCGCCATGCTTAAACTCCTGGTTCTTCTTGCGTTTGTCTTTGTGTTCGATTAAAACCCTATCGCTTTCATAGGTTGTTTTAAAATAATTTTCATCTTTAGTTTTATGAAGATACAAACTTCTAACTTGTTTGTCTTTTGCTTCTTCACTTAAAATTTCTTTTTGTTTTAAAACATCGTTTAAAAATTCTGTCATAATTTTTTACCCTCTACTTTTACTGACCAATTATTTTGACTGTGTAATGTATCAAACTTTACACCCAGAGACTTACGAACCCTATCCTCTTGTAAACTAATTTGATTTACAATTTCTTCTTGCTCTCGTTGAGTAGCGTGTTTGAAATTCTCATCAGTATACTCTTCAGGATTGTCATATAACTTTGTCATATGTTTATATGCCATATGTTTTGCATAAGTTTTAGCTGTCACTTTTTTATCATTAAGAATAATCATACATAGATTATATCACAACTTTTTTAAATACAGAAACATTAGACATGTTTTCTAAAAAGAACTTACGATAATTACCTTCATGGTCTATGCAACCACAGATTAAAATGTCGCCATCATCATTGTGTTTTAAATCAGAAATGACTTCTAAAGTTCTCCTTTCGTATTCTTCTAAGTCTCCTTTAACTTTGTAATAAGTAAAGAATAAACCATAACCTCTAAAGAATGCAGTTGATACTGCTTGTTCTATTCTGCTTAATGAATCAGTTTCAAATAGTGTTTCCATTAAATTGCCCTCGCATTTATTAAATCAATTACAAAGCCTGAAGTATCCTTCTTGGCTTCACCCTTTTCAACAAGTCCAACCACCACTTGAGTTTCATCTAAGAATCTCATGTCATGCTTGTCCCCATCAATTACTTTAAATCCTTTAAACACTTCAGGTAGAGCTTCCCTAAATACAACTGCGATGTTGTTGGAGACATTTTTAATCAAAGCAGCGTACTTACTATCAGCTTCTGAATAACTCCAGGTTAGATGATAGTTAGGTATGTGCTCTACCTTTCGTGTTGGGATTTTTGTATAGTCATAGAATTGTATCTGTGGAAACATGGAAAAGATGTTTTCATGTCCATCAACTTTGATATGTTCCCATTGAATATCACTTGTTCCGTTGAGACGTAGGGCTGGTTTTTTACCTAACCTACCACACTCCTTAAGAAATTTATTTACGTCTTCTACAAGCTGTCTCATGAACTCTTGTTGGTCGTTTAAGAACAGTAGAGATTTTCTAATCCTAGCTTGTTGAACATTAGAAAATTTACCATGTCCTGCTGTGTTCAAACAAGCTTCACTACAACTTGCTTTTTTAGCAAAGGGACATAGAGTTCTTTTGCCATCTGCTAAGTCATCAGGTGCTAGATATATTATCCGACTAAACCATTCGTCAGATAACTTGTTGCTCTTTTCAATCTTGGTACTACCACTAGATAGCAAATTATATTTAGGCATATTAATTTTCCTCTACATCTATTGTTAAATTAAATTCTGATAAACCAATATTATCTGCTACAAAATTAATAGCTTCTTGTTTATCTTCACAATCATAAATGTCAACTGTAATAATTACTTTATAATCCATTGTCTTTCTCCATGTGTTCTAAATCTTGACTTGATAATGCTTGACTACAATGCTGAGATAAAAACTCAATCATTGCAAGTGGTACAGGTGTATGAATATTCTCATAACAATAGTCTAGGCAATCAGCTTCTAAGTCTGGTCGACCTTCAATCACCCATAGTTCATGCACATTATCTTTCATGTTATCCATGATAATGCTGTTTGTTTCGTTGCTCATACTATTTCATATTCTCCATTTTCTAGTTTAAATTCGTCAGTAATATCACCCCATTGGTCTGCCATTGCAACTGCAATGCCTTCAAAGGTTTTACTTCTAACATGACTGCGTTGTTCTTTAGGAAGCTTCCAAGTTTCATAGTGCCACTTAGACATTCTCTTACCATTCTTCATCTCAACCATCTCAGGTTCAACAACTTCTGTGTGTTTTAACTTGGGAAGATTCTTCAACCAAAGACAAGTAGTTTTCATGGTGGCGTGTCCAAATTGATAAGGCTGTATAATCTGCTCAGGCTTTCTAATCTTGCTTGAGATTACACTAACCGGATTTTCAATACAGATGCGTTCAATAGGAGCATCCATAAGTTGCTGTACAAACTCCAAAGCTTCCTCTTGTAATGACCAAGGCTTACGACCTTCGGTAAACCATCTTGCCCCACTTACAGCTAAGTGAGTGCAAGGGGGATGAGCAATCATCAAGTCCCATCCCTCGTTGATAACCTCTAACACATCTTGTTGATAATGTCTTTGTCTGTACCCAATCATATTTTTGTTAAGATATTTACTCTCGCAAGGTAAAATATCGCAACTGTATGCATCATGACCTCGTTTTAAAAACTCATCACGAACTGCCCCACTATATTCACAAGCAACTAATACTCTCATTTTGTCTCCTATTTTAATTTCTGGTTTAACTTTTCTTAAAGCTAATAACAACTTCATCCCCATGAATGTTTTCATAAGAACGAATTGAATGACTAAGGTTGTACATGTTATCTTGAATATCTTGCAAGTCTGACAACCTTTCATGTTCTGCTTTCATCTTAGAATGATAGTCGGGTTTTTCATCAATGTAAAGTGCAATGCGTTCTGCTTCATTCAAAGGCTTTGAATCAAACCACTCTACACCTCTTGCCCTACCTCTAAATTTATATCTAGTTGTAAGAAAAGCATTCTTTTTTAACCACTCAAAAACTTCATAACCCGTAGTCAAGGGCTTGTCTAAAGGGCCTGTTGGAATATCCAAAGGATTTCGTGGGGCACTTTTAAACTTTTTAGCGTTAGTTTTTACATTTATTTTATACGACATTTTTATCTCCTGGTTTTAAATTAATTAGAAAATTCATTGACTAACTCTTCAATGAGTTCATAAGCATTGAAGTCTCCACCCATAGTTTCAAGTCTGAGTTTAGTGGTTAGCTTTTGTCTTGTTGTGTAATCTAATTGCCAAACTATTTTACAAGTAGGAACATTAGTAGAATAAGAATTATATTCTATATTAAACCCTTGGTTTTCACCATAGCGTTCTGTTCTAAGATTATTTTTTTCTTGAAACTTCATAACTAAATCACGAACTTTTTCTTTGTCAGTTCTAATAGTTTTTTCAAGTTCGTCAAGTTGGTTTTTAAGTACCTTGATATCGTTTAACTTAACTTGAATTTTACTGTGTAAAGATTGAACATCCTTCCGAGCTTTAAACTCCTGAAGTTTTTTATCTTCTATTTTTGTTATGACCTCTTGAACAATTAAGTCTTGGTCTTTTACTCTCATCTGTGCCATGTTATACCTCCTTGATAGTATAGTTAGCGTTAAAAATTGGTGCTAGTTAATTTGTACCCATCAACTAGCAAGTGGGAATTTCAAAAAGATATCTTAAGCGTATCTTTAAGTCGGGAGAGTTTCATGCAGTTTTATCGTTTAGTTATTTTTACTGGTGTTTCTCTATTAACCCTTGACATAGCAGTTTATTTATAAGACTTATAATGCTTATCTCTTCTAAGCTATGACTGTTTAAATTAAGTGCTAGTTTTTAGTTATCACTACCTTTCTCAACAATCTCAACGAAATCAAAGTGAATTGTAGCCTTTGACATCCTTTTGAATGTAGCCCATAACTGTATGGAACTAGCAAACCATATAACCAGAAAGTGTTTTATGTCGACTTGTAGTTTCACAAGGATAAAATATGAAAACAAAATCCCTTGTGTCTTTCGTTGGAATCTTTCAACTTACATCTGATTAATTCTATAAAGCTCTATAAAACTCTATAGAGATATAGTAAAGAATAATAAAGATTATTGTTTAGTATCTGTATAGAGATATAGAGTTAATTAGACTAGCTAGTCTGTCTAGCCTAGCCTAAATCCATTGTGGCATAGTTCGTGGTGGTCTGTCAAGCCCCCATCTTAAACACTCATTGGCAATGCATAAATACATTCCCATGGATTATTACCTATTGGATTATGTTTTAAGTCCCTGGCCCTTAAATTAACTTGTCTTAAACCCGTAGGTAAAGTATAAGGTAAGCAAGTTGTATGTCTTGGGGACTGTGAAGTATCAGTAATTTCTGATATGAATATATCATTCTCGCAGTCTTCGTTATACTTCTTAGCCTTGTCTAAGTACTTAGTATAGTTTTTAGAATTAACTTTCTCGATACTCTCAGTATCTCTAAAGCCTTGTTCGTTAAAGTTTTTATATGTATATGTTATAATTAACATGGTTGTCTCCTATTTTAATTATGTGGCTCATCTGTGTTCTGCCACCTTTTCCTAGCATGGCATATTCCCAGATTTTTGTCAAGCCACCCCGAAAAGCCCACAACCACAAGGCTTTGCGAGGATTGGCATAGTGTTTATACGGCCGGGTATAACTAACTTGTCTTAAACACTCCACCAAAACTGCATTCTCGTGTCGCTGTTTTAAACCCCAGGTTAAACTAACCTAACCCAAAAACTGCATACTCGTTTAAATATTCTTAAACCAAACGTTTAACCTTTACCGATTATTGTTTAAATAATTTTAAATAGAAGTAAAAACAAAAACAAAAAAGCCCATAGAAAAAAAAATAACTTGCAATAATTTTTGATTGCTGTATTTTGGGGAAATGAAAAGAAATTAATCTTTTCTAAATTGTCTTGATATCTAATAAATTGAAAGACTTAAAATATGACTAAAAAAACTACAACTAAAAAAGCTTTTACTAAAAAGCTATTAAGTAAAGAAGCAACCAATTTAATTTATAGAAAAATTAACAGTGTTGCCTATCATCTAGCGAATGAGACAAGCAACGCCCCAAGCGATACAGCTTTACGAAAAAAGAAGTATTTTGATTTTCAACGGCAAGTAAGGGCAATGATGGTTTCATACGATAGCGAAAAGAAAAGAGCTACTCAAATAATGGATAGCTCAAAGCTTGATACATTGCTGAAAGCTAAAAGCATTCCATCAACGCTATTAGGCAAAGCAAAAACAACTGCTAAACCTAAGGCAAAGGCGAAACGGATTTAATCATGAGTAATATTTCATATCTAAATGAATCCATGAAAGAAAAAATTATATTGAATCACGCTCACGATATTGAAAATTATTTGAGTATTAAACAATCTAATTTAAATTTCTATGTTGCTTTAACAACTGTTTTTACTTTTGGCGGTGAATCCATTGAAAGGGTACAAAGTGTTGATAGTGAGCTTTTTACTTGCTATGAACACGCAAGGCGACACGCTTTGAGCATGATTAGAAAACATGGTTCTTTTGAAAATACAGCTTTTAGGGGGGACTCAATGAATTAATAAACATACTTAAAATTAAAGGGGCTTTTTAGTCCCTTTTTTTTGTCCTAAATCTAACAAACTTCTAAGCTCTTTTAAGACCATCCAATAATTCAACTAATACCCTATAACCTATTTAATTTTTTAAGCTCTCTAATGAGCTCTAAAGAGCTTGTAAAGTGTAATTAACACTAAGTTATTTAATGAGAAGTTAAGAATTAACGAATACTACCTATCAAGAACACTTAAACGTCCCAAGCTCAATTAGTTATATGAGCTCTGTTAAGTCTGTTAAGGGTTCTTAAATTAAATTACTAGCTCACAACTCTTTATTTTTCATTGTTCAAACTTCAAAAACTTTTCAAGACTTCAAAAACTTTTCAAACTTCACAATAAAAACTTCAAAGCTTTCAAAGTTTTCAAAGTCTTTAGAGTTTAACTATTTTTTTATCAAGATTTATCAAGATTAAAAAGTCTTGATAAGGGGTAGGCAGAGTACCACCCCCGGTCCCCCATATATATACTAAATCTTATACATTTCCAGGGATTTTCAAGTGTTAAGTTGGAGACTCAACAGGCTTGGTCGGGCTTGTGTAACTTTAAAGTCTATAAAGTACTTGTAACTGTGGGGGGTTGCTATTTGTTACTATACAAACCCTGGGGGACCTAAAGGTATTATATAAGTATATCACTGTTTTGTCAAGACCTTTTTAGAATATATCCTTTTTTTTACAAAAAACTTGACAAATTTTTATCAGTAGGTATAATAAAGATATGCAGAACTTACCCTCCGAACGTAAATTAACAGATAAACAACAAAGTTTTCTGAATAATCTTATTGAAACGAAGGGTGACTTAAAGCTTTCAGCCGAACTTGCAGGATACTCAGGCAATCACTATCAAGTACTCAAAAGTTTAAAAGAAGAAGTAGTAGATTTAGCCCAGAACGTACTTGCAAGGGAAGCCCCTAAAGCTGCTTTTAAGTTAGTAGAGGTTATGACATCAGAAGATTCCATACCACAAGCTAATGTTAAACTACAAGCAGCACAGACAATCCTAGACCGTGTTGGTTTAGGTAAACATGATAGAGTAGACGTTAATCATAACGTTAATGGTGGAATATTTATTCTTCCAGAAAAAGAAACTATAAACCTAAGAGCAGAAGATGGAGACTATGAAGATATTTCTGACTGAAATCGAAGCTTACGGTACAACCTTTGCAGGTCCTAACATTGTAGCTTCATCCTATGAGAAAGCAGAGATAGCTGCAGCTCAAAACCATTTAGTGGTTGTAGGTGAGTTAGACAGCATCTATGTAGATGATGAGTTAGAAAAAGAATACTTAAACACAATTCCTAAAGAAGAAGATAGGATAGTACACTAATGTTATTAAATAGATTACAGTTTAGAAAAGGTGGTAAAGCTAAATCAAAAGTAAACGAAGCAGGTAACTATACTAAGCCTGGACTACGTAAAAGAATATTTCAACGAATTAAAGCAGGAACTAAAGGTGGTAAAGCAGGTCAGTGGTCTGCACGTAAAGCTCAGATGTTAGCCAAAGCATACAAGAAAGCTGGTGGAGGATACAAGTAATGTCACTGTTAAAGAAAGCTCAAAAGTCATTAGTCGAATGGGGCAAACAAAAATGGAGAACCTCCGATGGTTCTAAAAGTGAAGGTAAAAAAAGATACTTACCTGATAAAGCTTGGGATGCATTGAGTTCTTCAGAGAAAGCTGCAACCAACGCAGCAAAAGCTAAAGGCAATAAAGAAGGTAAACAACATGTACCTCAACCTAAAAAGACTGCAGAAAAGACAGCAAAGTATAGAATGGCTAAAGGTGGTAAAGCAGACGGTAGGTTAAAACGAGCAGGAGTTAGTGGTTATAACAAACCCAAGCGTACTCCCAACCATCCTACTAAGTCTCACATCGTTGTTGCTAAAGTAGGTGATAAGATTAAAACAATTAGGTTTGGTGAACAAGGAGCTAAGACTGCAGGTAAACCTAAAGCAGGTGAGTCAGCTAAGATGAAAGCTAAACGTAAATCATTCAAAGCTAGACACGCTAAGAACATAGCCAAAGGTAAACTCTCAGCAGCCTATTGGGCTGACAAGGTAAAGTGGTAATGGGTAAACAAATAGGAACAGACGAAAAGCCAGTTTCATTTAGAAACCACGTCTATAAAAAATCAGACAGTAAAGGAGCTAACCCTAGACCCGGATTCTATACACAAGACTATAGAGATAATTGGGATAGAATATTCGGCAAAAAGAAAAAGGAACAATAATGTACGGAATTAATAAATGGTTAGAGAAAGTAAAGAAAGCTTATGGTAAGTTATTTAAAAAAGCTTTAACCCCTAAGAAACAAACAACAAAGAGGAAAACCAATGTTAAAAGAACTACTAGAAAAAAAAGTAAATAGTATTATTGAAACCAATGACCTAACAGACATGCAAGTCTGGGGTGTGTGGTGTGGTATAGGCTTTATATCAGCATTTATTATTATGTGGATTATATAATGAACAAAGGACAGTATTGGGATGATGTAACTCAAAAGCTTTATAAGTGGGATGATTTAGTAAAACTATTAAGAAAAAGAAATGACAATACCTCCGGAGTATCTAAAAAAGAAAAGTAAAACAATTCCATTTGGTTATGAACTAAGTGAAATAGAAGGATACTTTAAACCCATACCTCAACAGCTAGAGGTTTTACATAAGTACCTTAATTTAATTCGAGAGCAGAAGTGTTCGTTACGGGAAGCTTCTAGTTTAATTGAACAAGAAACAAATAGAAAACTAAGTCATGTTTCTTTAAAAAACTATCTTGACAAAGGTCCGTCTTTAGAATCAAGACGTAAAAAAACTTTAGATAAAAAGAAAAAAGAACTTGCTCAAGCAAAGAAAAAACTTAAAGAAAAAGAAACTAGATTAAAAACTGAACAAGAAGTTCTAAAAAAAGCTACAGAAAAAACAACATCTAAAGTTATTACAGAAGATGAGTTAGAAACAACTACTTCTTCTATACAAGAAACTTTAAAAAATTCAAAAGTTATTTTTCACGCTAACGAAGGTCCACAAACAGACTTTCTAGCTGCCGGAGAAAAAGACGTATTGTATGGTGGTGCTGCTGGTGGTGGTAAATCATTTGCCATGATTGTAGACCCACTAAGATACTGTCACAAGAAAGCACATAGAGCTTTGATACTTAGAAGGTCTATGCCAGAACTTAGAGAGATGATTGATAAATCTCGTGAGCTATACCCTCAAGCATTTCCCGGTGCTAAGTTTAGAGAAGTAGAAAAACTTTGGAACTTTCCCAGTGGTGCGAAGGTAGAGTTTGGATTCCTTGAACGAGATGCAGACGTGTACCGTTATCAAGGACAAGCTTATTCTTGGATAGGATTTGATGAGATTACTCATTTACCTACTGAGTTTAGTTGGAACTATTTAGCTTCCCGACTTCGTACTACTGACCCCTCAATTACAACTTACTTACGATGCACTGCTAACCCTGGTGGTGTTGGTTCTCATTGGGTAAAAACAAGATACATTCAACCGGCTGAACATAATACAAGTTTTTTAGGTAAAGATGGATTAACACGAAAGTTTATTCCGGCTAAGTTAGCTGATAACCCCTACCTTGCAGAGGATGGTGTTTATGAGCAGATGCTTAAATCTTTACCACCGATTCAACGTAGACAATTACTTGAAGGTAACTGGGATGTAGCAGAAGGTGCAGCATTTGTAGAATTTTCTCCAGTGCAGCATGTTATAACTCCTTTTGAATTACCTTTACATTGGGAAAGAGTAAAAGGTATTGACTATGGTTATGCATCAGAAAGTTGTTGTTTATGGGGAATAATGGACCAAAATGACGGAACTTTAATAATTTATAGAGAATTATACAAAAAAGGCTTGACAGGAGAAGAATTAGGCAGTATAATAACAGATATGGAACTAGAAGACCCTTATTCAGTTTCAGGTGTTTTGGATACAGCAGCGTGGGCTAGAACAGGAACAACTGGTCCTACTGTAGGAGAAGCTTTGGTTAGACAAGGACACAAGCTTAGACCTGCAGATAAAAATAGAATACAAGGTAAAATTCAAATACACGAGTTTTTAAAGATACAGGAAAATGGAAGACCTAAGTTACAGATATTTAATACATGTCCTAACTTAATAAGAGAATTACAGTCTATACCATTATCAAAAAATAATCCTGAAGATGTAGATACACATGCTTCAGACCATGCATATGATGCACTGCGTTATATGATAATGAGTAGACCACGAATGGTAAGTACATTCGATAGGCTGAGAGGATTAAAAAGAGATATCCATCAACCATCTGATTCTACATTTGGATATTAAAGTTTATGGCAGACAACGATAATACATTTTTAAACGCTGATAATATCTACATGGATGTTGAAGGTGAAGCTGGTAAAACTCTTGACCTTGAAATAGAACAGCGTACTAATCTTGTAGGTATTATTAAATCTCGTTTTACTGTTGCAGAAGACTCTAGACGTTCAGATGAACATCGTTGGTTAAAAGCTTACGAAAACTATAGAGGACTTTACAACAAGTCTGTTAAGTTTAGAGACTCTGAGAAGTCTCGTATCTTTGTAAAGATTACTAAAACAAAAGTACTGGCTGCTTTTGGTCAACTTGTTGATGTAATCTTTGGTACAGGTAAGTTTCCTATCGGTATTGCTGAAACTAAAATACCCGAAGGTGAGTTAGCTAATGCTCATTTAGATGCACAAACAGCAGCACCTGGTATTGAAAATACTATGGGTGGCGGTGAGTTACCAGATGATATAGGTAATCGTGTAGAAAACCCATATGATATTGGTTATGAAGGAGACGGTAGAACTTTAAAACCTGGCACAACTTTTAGTAATGGAGTTATTGAAACTTCTTTAGAAGATAAAGTAGAAGACCAACTAGTTGAAGGATTTAGTCCTATTCCTACAGTTTTAGAAATTTCTCCTGCACAAAAAGCTGCACGAAGAATGGAAAAGCTTATTCATGACCAAATAGAAGAATCAAAAGGTTCTTCAGAAATTAGAAGTGCTCTTTTAGAATCTACTTTACTAGGTACAGGGATTGTAAAAGGACCATTTAACTTTAACAAAAAACTTCACAAGTGGGAAACCGGTGAAGATGGTGAAAGAAGTTATAACCCATTAGAAGTTAGAGTACCTAGAATTGAGTTTGTTAGTTGTTGGGATTTTTATCCAGACCCTGCAGCTACTAGCATTGAAGAATGTGAGTATGTAATTCACAGACACAAACTAAACAAATCTCAACTTAGACAACTACGTAACATGCCTTATTTTGATGAGGATGCTATACGTAATTGTATCCAGATGGGAGCTAACTACGAAGAGAAAACTTTTGAGTCTCATTTAAAAGATGATGCAAGAGCTGATGAAGATTATCAAACAAACTTTGAAGTTCTTGAATACTGGGGAATCATGGATGCAGAGTATGCACGTGAAGTCGGTATAGAGCTTTCAGATGATATTGATGATTTAGATGAAGTCCAAGTTAATGCTTGGATATGTGGTGATAGTTTACTAAGAGCAGTGGTCAATCCATTTACTCCTTATAGAATACCTTACCACGCTTTCCCATATGAAAGAAATCCTTATAACTTCTTTGGTATTGGTGTAGCTGAGAACATGGATGATTCTCAACAAATTATGAACGGTCATGCACGTATGGCTGTAGATAACCTAGCAATGGCTGGGTCTTTGGTGTTTGATGTAGATGAGTCTGCTTTAGTTGGTGGACAATCAATGGAAATATATCCGGGTAAGATATTCAGAAGACAAGCTGGTATGCCCGGACAAGC